CAAAAGGTTTAGGTTTAGGTATTGGTATGAGTGCAATCAAAACTAAAAAAATGAAAGAAATTTTAGGAAAAAAAATGGGTGGTAAAATAATCAAAGCTAAAGAAGGAAAGAGTGTTTTAGGCGGAGCTAACAAACCACCAAAAATTAAACTCACAGGTTTAGGAAGCGTGCTTGGTGGCAAAGGTGGACCAGCAGGAAGAGATGCAAAATCTTACAGAAAATATTTAAAAGGATTAGCAGCAGCTACAAAATTTTCAGGTATAAGAAAACCAGATAAGTTTGAAAAATTTTTACCAAAACCAGTATTACCTAAACAAGCAAAAAAATTAGGTAGTTCTAAGTTTATTCAAAGAAGAATGACATTAGGTGGTGCAGATGCATTAAAAGCAGCTAAAGCTACTAGAATAGGTAAGATAGCAGCAGGTGTTGCGGCAGCAGCTTTACTAGCAAAAGCTGGTTTAGAAAAAATGTATGAGAAAAGAACCGGAAAAAAACCATTTACAAAACGTGAGAAAAATATGGGTAGAGGAAAAATGGCTGGAGGAATGATGAACAAAAAACCTATGATGGCTAAAAAAGGAAAAGCTGTTATGGTGATTATTGGAATGAAACCTAAGAAAAAAATGGGTGGTGGTTTAATGGAAGCTACACAA